TTCATTAGCAACACGCTATCGTGGTGTGTCTAATGAGTACAAGCGAGTATGGCAAGAAAAGTTAATGGAACACAAGATGGATTTAGAACATGCAATGTTGTTTGGTATAGGGTCAGATGACTCTACAGCAACAGGGCCTGTTAGACGCACATGGGGTATTGTACCTTATACAGAAGCTTATGGTAAAATTAAACATTTTGAATATGCTAATTCTGGGTATGATGCATTTATTGATGCAATGGAAGATGTGTTCTCACCTGAATCAGGAAATAGTGGTAACAAGCTAGTTCTTTGTTCTCGTAAGGTACTTTCTTACTTTAACAAACTTGGCAGTAGTTCTTTCTTAGGTAATACAATGGCACTTGGACACACAGCTACAACTAGTGGTGGTTCTAATGGTTATGGTATGGACATACAAAACATAAAAGGTTCTTTCGGACACAATGTAACCAAAGTAAATACTCTTTACGGTGACTTACATCTTGTCGAGCAACCTCTATTTAGAGGAATGTGGGAAGATTATGCTTGTATGGTAGACCTTAAGAATGTGGCTTATCGCCCATTAGCTAGTAATGGCACGTCAAGAGACACGCAGATTATTACTAATGTACAGAATAACAATGTAGATGGACGGAAAGATATCGTCTTGACCGAAGCTGGTCTAGAGATTTCACTTCCTGAAACTCATAGCTTGTTAAAGTTCACTTAATAAGTTAAGTTTAGGGGGGTATAAAAACCCCCCTACTCTTTGATTGGAGTATATATGACCGTAGTAACAAGTAATGATATTGGTGGGCCCTGGAAATCGGGCAAAGAAGAAAACAATAACAATAGCCGTAGAAAGCAAAACACCGATAATAAAAAATCAAAAGGTAAGAAGAAATGACAAGTGCAGTAGCTAAAGTTGTTATGTCAGCGATGAAAAAGAATAATATAGCCATTATAAAAGCAATGGCTCAAAGGGCTAATATGTCTAGAGGTAAGTTAGTATCTCAAGCTAAGAAAATATCTAGGGCAACTCCTAAGACTAAAAAGATGACAGCTAGGGAAAAGATGTTAAGGTCTAGAAAAGGACAAGATGCGTAATGGCATTTATTGATGACATAGGATATTACGCTGGTAGTACCTCAGGTAAGAATACTGAAGTATCTAAATTTCTAGCAAATGGTGTGCAATATATTATTTCTGTAATAGAAAAATCTAATCCAGATATGTTACCTTTATTTGCTTCAGCTCAAACATTAAACAATTCAGCTACAACATTATCTCTTGCTACTAACTCTAAAATTATAGATGTAGTAAGAAAAACAGGCTCTAATGGAGAAGACTTAAAATGTAGTCCAATAAATTCAGCTTTTAGAAGTAATGCTGCTAATGTTGATAGCATATATTTTGCTAGTAAAAATTCTCCAGTTTATTATATTAGTAATGCAGTTTTACATGTATTACCACTTCCAACTGCTGCTGAGACAGCAGCAATAAGTATAGTATTACCAGATACGTCAGTAGCTCACAGTGATAGTGCTATAGATAATTTTCCTTCTCAGTTGTATCATGGTGTAGTTTTATATGCAGCTGGTCAATTAATTCATAATAAAATGACAGCTTTTAACGCTAAGCTTCCTACTGATCTAGATGCGGATACAACAGCTTTTGATGCTATTGCTGATATAGGTTTAAGCTTATCTTTAATAGGCTTACCAAGTTTTGCTAACGCAAGTAAAAGCTTACCAGGTACTATATCAATAGCTTCTGATTTACCTGCAAATTGGACTTCAGGTCTTAGTACCGCAATGCCAACTTTTAATTTAAATGGAGTATCTATAAGCGGTGAATATGCAGATGCTATATTAATGGCAAAAGATTTAATAGATATTGGTATTGTAACTGATGAAGACTCTGGTGCAAGTGATGATGCTACTCCTCAAAGTGCTGGTTACTGGTTAAAAGAAGAAGACCCAGAAATGGTATCTGCTAATTTAGCTACAGCAGCTCAAGAACTACAAAGAGCATCAATTCATTTGCAAAATTATCAAAACGATGTAAATGTAAGAGCTAAATCATTCGAAAATGAAATGGCTACATTCCAAGCAAAAATTAGTGAAGAACAAGCTGAGTTAACTGCAGCAGCTCAAAAAGTATCAACTGAATTATCAGTAGATTCTACTATAGCCTCTACTGATGTAGCAATATATCAAGCAGAGATGACGAGAGAGCAAACAAGATATAATGCAGAGGTAACCAAATATCAAGCAGATGTGCAAGGTAAAATGCAGTCTTTAAATTATGAATTACAAGAATGGAATGCTAATCTGCAAAAAAAGATTAGCCTTTATACAACGCTCATTGGTAAATTAAGCACAGATTACCAGTGGTTACAGGGTCAATATCAAGTTGTAAAATCAGAATTTGCTGAATTTATGGCTCCCTTTACAACTGGAGGTGTTCTAGATAGCACCGCTGAAGGAGTAAGAAGATGAAACTTAAAGAAATGGTTGAATTAGTACAGCAACACCATCCAGAACTTGGGGTTACTGAAGTAATAAAGATGCTAAATATCGGTCAAGCTGAATATAGTTCTAGAACAAGAATGCTTGAAAAAGCCACACAATTCGACTTAGCAACAGACCAGAGGTATTATGCTTTAGACGAATCAATTCTTGAAATTAAATCAGTTGATATGGAAGGTGCTGACAGCACTTCTGATCATGTTAATATTCCTAAATTAATAGGAAGACCTGTAAGAAGAGACTTAACATAATGGCTGGTACATATGTAGATAATTGGAAAAACTCTAACTCTTCAACTCAATGGGTTTGGTGGACTGAAAGAGATGCTATAGGAATTGCTAAATACAATTCTGGTAACGAAAGATTTACATCAGCAAGTGCTGCTGAAAACGATAAAAAGATAACTTTATTTTATTACAAGAAAGCAAGTGACTTCACAGAACCTTCTAGTAATGATTTTTCATGGACAGCTACGAGTGAATTATCGTCTCAGTTTCATGACTATATAGTGTCTAAAGCTATTGCACTTGGATATGAAAGAAAGCCAGATCAATTACAACTTGCCATGTATTTTCATGAGAAGTTTGAAAAAGGAATTAAAGAAGGACGAGCTTACGCTTATAGAGCAAGAGCTGGAACTGTTAAATACATAAAGTCAGTAGACTTTTAAAGGAGATTATGATGGAAGAAAAACAAAGATGGAACCCGTTAAGAGGAGTAATGGATGCTTATAAATCACATGCTTCTAAATTTAAAGAAGGTGGAGAATATGGTCAACAAACTGGAGACCAGCAAGCAGAACGAGCATATCAAGATGCTTCAAGAGCAGCTAACGAAGGTGGCGTAGGACAAGAAAATCCTGCAATGAATGAAATATCTAGGTCTGCAAGCACTGGGCGTGCAAGACAAATGTCTCAAGATTTTGATGCTTCTGATCCAGAATCAGTAATGAGAATGCAACAGCAATTAAATAGAGGCGGATATACAGATAGATATGGCAACGCTTTAGAAGAAGACGGTAAGATGGGTGAATTAACTACTGGTGCTATGAGAAAAATGCAAGGGGATAGAAATCCAGAAGCAGCTTATGAAGCTCGAGGAGAATTAGGAGTTAGTGGTGATTTACAAAACAAAGAATCTGCAGACCTTAATTTAAGAGGAGAAGCTCCTGTAACTGAACCAGACAAAAAAGAAATGAGCTTTATGGATAAAATATTTGGTTCAAGAGGTTCAGGAGAAAATAGATTTGGGACTCCTCAAGGTGGAAGGTTTTACCAATATATGAAAAATAGTACAGGGCCTGAATAATGGCAATAAACACCAGAGCATTTGATTGGTCAACTAATAATTTCGGCTTTGCGGAGTGGGATGATATTGGTTGGTCTTTTAGCGAACTTGGCTCAGGTCAATTTTTTAACTCTTATAGTGTTGATAATTTTACACCTAAAGATTCGCCTGATGACTTTACATACACATCCGTATCATCTGCTTCTTCGCCTGGGTTAAGTGGAGTGTCAGCAGCATTAAGTCCATCATATACATCAGTATCAATAAATTCTGCAAGTTATACTTCATCAAGTGTAGGTTCAGCTGTTTTTACTGACTTAGTAATAGCAGGAGAAAGTTAGTGGGAACTCTTTCAGCCCCTAATAAGATAAAGGATGTTTATACTAAACTTGTTTTTAAAGGTAGTGATGGTAATTTATACATTGATAACGGAAGTGCAGACCAGTTAATACAAAGTCTGCCAATACAAGGAGTGTCCACAGGGACAAGTGCTCCAACTTCTGGAATCAATGAGGGTGATCTTCATTATGATTCAGATGATGATGTGTTCTATGTTAGAGATGAAAACTCTTGGAATGAAATCCTTGTAGCTGGAGCCTCTACATTAAACGGTGGAACATTTACTTAATAGGAGATAAGCATGGCTAATACCATACAGATAAAACGACATAACAGTAATACTGATACAAGTGCCCCTAGCTCTTTAGTTAGTGGTGAGTTTGCATTAAGTCAAGCTGGTAAAAAACTGTACGTAGGCCGTCATAATAATAGTAGTGTGGAAGTGTTCCACTTACCTACTCTTCAGGACATTACTTATGGTAATGGAATAACTGGAACAGTAGCTAGTGGTTCTAATGATAATTCAGTAACTCTTGCAGTCACTTTAACTGATTCTAACATCTTTGCCACTACTAGTGCTAAAGGTATAGCTCAGTTTAACTCAGATAATTTTGCAGTAAGTTCTGGTGTAGTAACTATTAAGGATAACGGTGTTATTCTTGGTACCGAAACATCTGGTTCATATGTAACTAGCTTAGTAGCTGGTACAGGCATAACTCTGGCGAATAATTCTGGAGAAGGTGCAACCCCAACAATATCAATAAATACAAGCTCTAGTCCAACTGTAGCTGGCTTAACTGCTGGCACTGTTAGAGTAGGCATAACTGCTGATGGAGAAATTGATACTACAAGTGGAAATCTAATTATAGACTCTGCAGGTGGAACTGTAACAGTTGATGATAACTTAACAGTAAGTGGAAACTTAATTGTTAATGGAGCTACTACGACGGTTAATTCGACAACGATAACAATAGACGATCCAATTTTCACATTAGGTGGAGATGAAGCCCCAGGATCAGATGATAATAAAGACAGAGGAATATTAGGACAATACTTTAATAGTAGTGCTAAGAAACTTTTCTTTGGTATGGATGATAGTAACTCTCATAGATTTACTTATATTCCAATTGCATCTGAAAGTAGTGGAGTAATATCAGGGTCTGTTGGAGATTGTCAATTCGCAACAGGTTATTTTACAGCTATCAGTGGAGCAACTGTTGATGGCGGAACATTTACTGATTAGGAGTAAACATGGCAAATACTATAAAGCTCAAAAAGGACGGGAGTGCTAATGGAACACCTACGGTTAATTCTGATGCCGCAGAGACTAGCAATGGTCTGGCTGCAGGTGAAATTGCTATTAATTACCGTGACGGAAAACTTTATTATGCTAAATATAATGGCTCCTCTTATGCCAGGAATTATTTTCCAGATAATGATAATGTCCAAGGAGATGCGACTGCTCTTGCAATCGCTTTAGGTTAATATGGCAAATACATTTAAATTAAAAACAGATGCAAATGTAGCCACTAGTTTAGCCACTACATATGATGTTCCTGCAAGTACTACTGCAATTATTATAGGTTGTACCTTAGCAAATACAAGTAGTGCAGCAATCACAGCAGATATTCAAATAGCTACTAATAGTAGCTCTGGAGAAAATGCTGATGATGTTTATATCGTTAAAGGAGCACCAATCCCCCAAGGAGGATCACTTGAGGTGATGTCTGGCAATAAGATTGTACTGCAAGCAGAAGATTTATTAAAATGCAAAGCAAGTGCTTCTAATGCCTTAGATGTTGTCTTATCTATAATGGAGATTACCTAATGGCTTATCTAGGTAAAGTTCCAGCAGATGTATTAGTAGACCCCCTTGTAACATCAGCTTCTTTAGTTGATGGAACTATTATAACTGCTGATATTGCTAATGATGCAGTGACTGCTGCAAAATTAGCAGCTAACTCAGTAGACAGTTCTGAACTTATAGACGGATCAATTGACAATGGTCATTTAGCAGGTTCTATAGCAATAAACAAAACTTTACTAGCAGGTGGTACAGGCTTAACGCTGAGCACTAATACGCTTAACGTAGATGCTGCACAAACTCAAATAACTTCAGTTGGTACTATAGGCACAGGTGTATGGCAAGGAACTGCTGTAGCATCTGCTTATTTAGATGCTGATACAGCACATCTTTCAGGAACTCAAACATTCTCAGGAGCAAAAACATTTTCATCGGCTGTTAATGTTGCACTTTCATCTGGAAATAATACTACTAGTGGATTGTATATATACAATAGCAATGGAGCGGCTCAAATTAGAATGGAAGGTGGTAGTGACGAATGGATATTTAATACTACTTATAGTACAAATACATTAGCAATACAAAATAAGTCAGGTAATGGGTCTACTAATACTAGATTATCTATAGATACATCGGGGAAGATAGGAATTGGAATTGCTTTGCCTGAAGCTACTTTGCATATTAATACATCAGCTAATTCTCCGATGATTGTTGAAAGTACACATGGTGATGGTGGATATATAGAACTTCAACTAAGTGATAGCGGTGGTGCAGGTTCGCTTACTGGTTATATAGGTGATTCTCAAGCCATTGTATCAAGTGGTGATGCAGGCGATTTAGCTATTAGAGCACAAGGTGACTTTGTAGTTAGTACAGGTGGTAGTACTGAAAGATTCAAAGTTGATAGTTCAGGAAATGTTGGGACTTCTACAGGCTCTGCAATTTCTTATGATAGTAATGGTTCTGTAAGTAGTCCAACTGCTACAACAACAATAGCATCAAGTGAAATTGAGTACACAACAACACCTACAAGTGGTAATCAAAATTTCCGAAAAATGAAATCAATTA